GTTTATAATGTTGATACCTATGACTTACCCGTCGATACCGTTGACCTTCTAGACCATGTCATCAGGACAGGAACTAGTACCAACCAGACCGATATCACTATTACGCGAATTTCCGGCAGTACTTATTCGGCTATCCCTAATAAAAACGCTACCGGACGCCCTATTCAGGTTTGGGTCAACAGAAAATCGGGCGCTACTAACGCTATCTCTATAGTCCAATATCCGCAATTTATTGTCTGGCCCAAACCTGATAACTCTACTAACTATATGTTTGTTTACTGGCGGCTTCGACGGTTGCAGGAAGCTGGTAACGGCGTAAACGGACAAGACATTCCATTTCGGTTTCTTCCCTGTCTTGTTTCCGGTCTTTCTTACATGTTATCTATGAAAATACCGGGGGCGGAATCTCGGGTTGAAATGCTTAAAATGTCGTATGATGAACAGTGGCAACTTGCTGCCGAAGAAGACCGTGATAAGTCTCCTGTACGTTTCGTACCTCGGCAAATGTTTTAGGTGATGTATGAGTGGTAGTCGGTTCGCATCTGGCAAACATGCAATTGCTGAATGTGACCGCTGTGGGTTCCGATACAAGCTAAAGCAGTTGAAATCCTTGGTCATCAAGACTAAGCAGGTCAACATCATGGTCTGCCCAGAGTGCTGGGAAGAAGACCAGCCGCAGTTACAGCTTGGCATGTATCCAGTCAACGACCCGCAAGCCATTCGCAATCCGCGTCCAGATAATAGTTATTATGCTCCCGGTAACGACGGTGCTAATGGAAGTAGGCAAGTGCAGTGGGGTTGGAACCCGGTTGGGTTTAACAACAGCGAGTCCTACGGGCTTCAAGACAACTTGGAAGCTGTTGGCAGTATCGGTACAGTGACAGTTACCATTTCTTAGGAGAGTTGAATGAAAATGAACGAGAAGACGGTGGAAACTATTGCCAAGCGCGAAGCTAAGGGCGAAGTAAAAAGCCATGAGAAGCGCATGCACGGCATGAAAGCTGGCGGCCCAACTTCGCTTGACCGTAAAACGATGTGGCGTAATATGTCCCGTGTAAACAACCAGCGGAGCCGCTAACATGCCTACTGAACAGAAGGCTTATAAGCAACCGCAGTCGGTCAAAGTTGAGAAGGGTAACGGCTATCCGCAGACGGACATTGGCAAGAACAATGTCATGGTCAAAGGCCGCTGGCCTTCGGATACCCAAATGAAAACGTACGGCACCATTCGTGGTACGGGCGCTGCCACCAAGGGCAAGAAGTTCCTTAACTCGGACAACGAACCCGGCCCGCGTACCTAATGAACTATGCGGCGTTGGTACAAGCGATTCAGGACTACTGTGAGAATACAGAGTCTTCGTTTGTTTCGAATATTCCTAACTTCGTCCAACTTGCGGAAGAGCGGGTATACAACAGTGTACAAATTCCCGCCATCCGTAGGAACCAAACGGGAGTTATGACTACCAGCAATCCGTACCTCTCTCTGCCTAATGACTGGCTGTCTACGTTCTCGATGGCTGTTGTGACCCCCGGTACCTCGGCTTACAATTACCTACTGAACAAAGACACTAATTTTATCCGTGAAGCTTTCCCGTACCCTGCTGTCATAGGGACGCCCACGCACTATGCCCAATTTGACCAGAATACGCTTATCCTCGGCCCGACACCTGACACCAACTACACAGTCGAGCTTAACTATTACTACTACCCGGAGTCGATTGTCACAGCTGGTACAAGCTGGTTGGGCGACAATTTCGAGACTGTTCTTCTCTATGGTTCAATACGTGAAGCGTATCTTTACATGAAGGGTGAGACAGACCTGATTCAGCAGTACGAGGCCAAGTATGCGGAGTCGTTAGAGCTGTTGAAGAACCTCGGTGACGGTAAGAACCGTATGGACTCCTACCGTAGTGGACAAGTTAGAGTACCCGTCAAGTGAACCCTGAACAAATTAAATCAATGATTAGCGACGTAGTTGTTCATACGGTGGACTACCGTGGGCATACTCCGGAGGAAATTGCGGAGCGTGCCTTAGATAAAATTATTTACGTAGGCAAGGACTCTAACCCATTGCTATTAGAGCAGGCTAAAACTTTCAAGGATGGTATCCGAACGATACTTATTCATTACTTGCGTGAGGCACAGACTGCTGAACGCACTACAATTTGTGGTCACCTTATACAAGGTGGGCATGCGGACTTGGCTGAAATTATCAGGAGAATATAATGGCTGCTACGCAGGCTATGTGTACGTCTTTCAAGTTGGAGCTTTTGAGTTGCTATCACTGTTTCACGGCTCCGACGCTTACTAGCGGTACTCGGGCGGCAGACGCCTTTAAGGTTGCTTTGTATACGTCCGCTTCGACGAACGGCGCGGCAACTGCGACGTACACAACCACTCAGGAAATTACCAATACGTCGGGCACCGCCTACGTTGCTGGCGGTCAAACCCTTGCGACTGCTGCTACTTCGTCGTCTGGTACGACGGCATGGGTGGACTGGACTACCGACCCGCAGTGGACTTCGGCTTCGTTTACTGCCAATAGTGCCCTTATCTACAACTCGACGCAGTTGAGCGGCGGTAACGGTAGGGCGGTTGCAGTACTGACTTTTGGCAGCGACAAGACTGTATCGTCTGGTACGTTTACCATTCAATTTCCAACCGCTGACGCCACTAACGCGTTGATTCGTATTGCCTAACGATGGCAGATGCGACCGCAAGTCCACTGGGCGTAGCGGCTGGTTCCGGATGGAACTCGGCTCCTTGGGGTACTACGCCTTGGAATGACAGCGGTATCGGCACTGTCACGGTTGTATTTACTTCTAGTGAAACGGTTATTGCCACAAACGTATCGGCTACTGGCAGTGTCGGTAGTGTCGTTGTAGGCCCAGACCAGATTGTTGTTATAAGCGGTGTTGAAGGCCCAACGGTACTTGGCACTGTTTCTATTAGTTATGGCGCTATCGACGTTCCCGTTATAGGCGTTGCTGCGGGGTCATCTTGGGGTAGCGGGCCTTGGGGTACCGGGCCTTGGAATGACAACGGTATTGGTATTGTTATAATTGATATAGTCAACGGCAGCAATACTGCCATTGTTACGGGCGTTGAAGCTACTGGAAGTATTGGTACTGTTATTGGCTCTACTGTTCCGTATACCTACGCTAACCCTACGGGGGTAGAGGCAAGTGGACAAACTGGGTCGGTAACGGTTGTACCGAACTCCATAATAACCCTGACTGGTGTGAGCGCCACGGGTGGAATAGGCATCGTATCAACATTGGCAAACTCACAGTGGTTTGCTGTCAACGACAACCAAACCCCCAACTGGGTTCCGGTTAACGATTCACAGATAAATTAAGGACAAAACATGTCTAGCACGTATTCGACTAATTTGGCGCTGTCCCTGATTGACTCGGGTACAGAAGCAGGCAACTGGGGCACCATCACCAACACCAACCTTGGTACCCTTGTTGAACAAGCTATCAGTGGCTATACGACGCTAGCCGTGACTGCTGGTGCTACTACTACGTTGACGATGGACAATGGCGTGTCTTGCACGGCGCGTAACATGTTCATCGAGTTGACTGGCGGTACTGGCGCTGCTGCTACCGTGGTGGTACCGAACAACCGTAAGCTGTACTTCTTCAAGAACTCAACAACTGGCATCAACGTCACTGTCAAGACTGCTGGACAGGTAGCAAGCACCGCCCCTGTTTTGCTTATCGGTCGTTCTTACTCGCTGGTTTGCGATGGCACTAACGTGTCAACCGCGTTCGATACGATTCCGGATACTAGCGGCAGTGCTTACACCTTCAACATCGCTAGAGACCTTAATGTAACTAGCCCTGCTGTTTTTAGCGGAACTACTACTCTTAGTGGCACTACTACTCTTAGTGGTACTGTTGAGGCTGGTTCATCAGCTTTTATAAATTTAGGTGGCGCAAACACTCAATTTAGTATTCAATCTAGTGGTGCTACTGGATATCTTTATCTTAATGTGACAGGTACTACTGCTAAAGCAAATTCTGGTATTGATGGCATACAGATTGGCCCTACTGACCCTTCGTCAGGTAACTTCACTTACCTTAACGTCACTGCTACCGGAGCAACTAACGGCTTTGGCCTACAATCGGCGAACACGATTGGCTTCTACGCTAACAGCATTTTGCGCGGTACCATTCCCAGCACTGGTGCATGGATTATCAATGCCCCTACCTCGGCGGTTAACGCACTGACCGTTAACTCTATCGCTGGCACGCACTCGACAAAGATTGCCGACTCGGCTGGTACGACGTACAACGCTGGCTACCTTGAGACGCCCATCAGCACTCAGAGCGGTGCGTATACGGCGGTGCTTGCTGACTCCGGTAAGACGATTTACTACACGGGCGCTACGGGGGTAACGATGACCATCCCCTCTAACGCTGCTGTCGCTTACCCGACTGGTACAGTGTTGACCTTCATCAACGACGCTAGCGCTGCCGTAAACGTCCAAATTGCTATTACCACTGACACTTTGCAGTGGGCTTCGGGCGGTACCACAGGCACTCGCACCCTCGCTCGTTACGGTCTAGCCACGGCGGTCAAGGTCACTTCTACCAAATGGGTCATCAGCGGCACGGGGCTAACGTAATGACTGCTATCCTTAACATGTTGGTTGGAGGTGGCGGTATCACGTATACGCCCACGTTCGTAGTGAACGTGGGAAGCGGGAATAACCTTGGCCCTAAAAGTACGACGTTTTATATGGACGGCTGGTGCCCATACACCATTGCTGGCCCGGCTTCTACCGGGTCTATTTACCCATCTGCCTCTATCGGGTCGGTATCTTCGGGCAACCCCGGTATAGGTTTGCTTGCTATTGTCGCCGCGTGGTCTTCGGGTGATTCTAGTACCAATGCTAATAACTACTATGTTGCTGTTACAGGTAACGTATCTAGTGGTATTACTGCTATGTCTGTCGCAGGCACTAACATTGGCGGTGCTGCTACCTATACATATGACTCGACTAACAACATCACCCGCGTATCTTTTACGCGCACTGATGCTACGTCGCTGTTTAACGGCGCTACTGTAACTGTGGTGGTATCATAATGTCACCTCGGCGTATACGTGTTGAACAAATTGGCGACTTGCAGGTATGTCACTGTTCGGCTGCTCCCGGTTACATATGGGAGTTCCCTTGCACGGAAGCTGACCTCGGGCTAGGTGCGTACTACCGTGGGGTGCTTACGACGGTAGACGCTTACCAAAAAGACATCATTGGTTCTGTGTTTCACGGATTTTGGAACTTTACCCAACCTGAGAACTTTAAATACGCGACCTACGGTGAGTGGCAAAAGACCCGTATAGAAGACGACCTTGAGTGGCTCTGTTTCCACACTATGACTGGGGTGTACCGAACCATTCGCATGGTTGACCCAGACACTGTGCCAGCGGAAGGCGAACTTCTGTATAAATTTGACGACAAAGCCGTATTGTTTGGCAAATAAGGAGCTGATATGACTTCTTTCTTTGGAATCTTCGGTCTTATGGTCATCGCCGCTGCGGTGGTGTACTTCTACTTTTACCCCAGCAAGTCCGGCAAGAAGCTCACTGAGGGCATTGACCTCGCCAATCAGGGGCAGAACCACAACCCCGGTGACAGCCCGAAAGGCCCGCGCCCGTGATACCTATCGTCACCGCACTGTTGGGTAAGGGGTTAAACCTCGTCGCCAACGCTGTGATGGCGAAGGGTAAGGATTGGGTGGAAAACAAGCTAGGGGTCGAGCTTAAGCCCGACATGACCAGCGAGGACTACGCCAAGCTTCAGATTGCTCAGATGCAGCATGAGGAAGAGCTTCTCAAGCTCAAGCTGGAGGACAACAAGCTTGACCTCCAAGAGCTAGACATGCGCCTCAAGGACACCGACAGCGCTCGCAAGCGCGAAACGGAGATTGCTACGTCTGAGAAGGCACCGCTTATCAACAAGATTGTCACTCCTGTGCTGGCACTTGGCGTCGTAGCTCTGACCTTTATCTTGTTTGGCTTTCTCCTGTTCGACGACTCCCCTGTGGAGCCAAGCCGTAAGGACATTCTTGTCTACGTTCTCGGTGCGCTGACTGCTATTTCCACGCAGGTCATCTCGTACTACTTCGGTAGCTCTATCGGGAGCAAGGACAAGTCTGCTCAACTGGACAGGGTGCTGAAATGAGTCTTGTTGCCGAACAGGCGCAGTTCCTCATGGACGTTTGCAAGCTGGTGGTGTTTGCCACCAAGCAGGGCTTTGTCGTCACGGGCGGTGAGTTGTTCCGTACCCCGGAGCAGCAAGAAATTTACGTCAAGACTGGGCGCTCTAAGACCATGAACAGCTATCACCTGAAGCGGTGCGCTGTTGACCTGAACTTCTTCAAGGGCGGTGCACTGATTTACGACATCAAGGTGCTTGCGCCTATCGGTGCGTACTGGGAGAGTCTTAACCAGAAGAACTCTTGGGGTGGCAACTGGAACTCTTTCAAGGACGTTCCACACTTCGAGCGGCGGGTGTAAAAATGGCGCGGGTACGTAAGAAAGTCCCGCGCATCCCTAAAAAATTCAACGTCATGGGGCATACCATGACAGTAGATATTATACCCGATGCTGAATGGCTGGCTTTAAGGCTTGATGACACACATGTAGGGTACTTTGAAGAAGCTACCCTTAAAGTTTATATACGTGGCGACCGTGCAGAATCTGCTATGGAGCAGATTTTCTGGCATGAAGCCCTGCACTGCATCTTGCACTTCATGGGCCACCCACTGAACAACGATGAAACGTTCGTTGATGTCATGTCCGGTGTTTTTCATCAAATACTAACTACATCGGAGTATTGATATGCCCACAAAAATTTCCACGGAAGACTTTATTTCCGCGTGGAAAATTGCTGGTTCTCCTAAGCTAGTAGCTGACATGCTAGGGCTAAGCATGCGGGCAGCTATGGGACGGCGACAGCGACTTATGCAGTTGGGGCATCATTTACCTAGCTTTAACGCCAAAAGGGCGGGCGGGGGTATAAACGCTGAAAAACACAAACGCAACCTAAAGCTAGCAGCAGTACGCGCTAAGTATCTCCAAAAGGAAATACACCTACCTATTAAGAACGGAATCGTAATAGTTTTTTCAGACGCTCATTATTGGCCCGGTGAACCCACGGTTGCCCATCGCGCATTGGTTACCATATGCAAACAGCATAGGCCCGCGTTAGTAATAGCAAATGGGGACATTTTTGACGGCGCGGCTATTAGC